CCAATTCCGTACATCCGAATATGGCTTGAAGCAGCTCTGTGCAAACGGGACGCTACCGCCCACCGCATACGACGAGCTACGCGGATACTATCAGAATCAGTTCGACACGACAAACGGATTGCTCGCGGCGAAGCGCGAAATCACCGACACGCAGCCCGTCTTTCCGCAAGACATTACGATCTGTCGCCTGCTCCTCGACTTCGATGTTGATGGACTTGAAGATGCGCCGCAAGAAACGCGCATCGAAGTCTACTATCATGAAGAAGCCGGAAAGATTATCTCCATCGTCTACGCCGATGAAGATCGCGATTACGAGAAAGGCATCTACTGGCCACTGGAGTATCGTTGGTACGGTTACGGCGTTGCGAAACAGAACCACGAATTCCAACTCGAAATCACGACGCAACATCGTCAGCGACTCGATAACGCTACGATCGCCAACATGGCGATGTTCAAGGTCAAGCGTGACGCATCGTGGATCAAGGATGATGAACCCATCTTCCCCGGTAAGAAGTGGTTTGTCGAGTCGATGGATGACATCGAGCCGATGTTCATTGGTGATGTAAAGAGTTCTGCATACAACAATGAAAACCAAGTCGTCATCTATTCGCAGCAACGTACTGGCGTCAACGAATTGACGCTCGGTATGCCCAACGTCGGCACGCCCGGAACCGCATCCGATTCGCTTGCTCGCGTACAGGAATCGACGCGCAAGTTTGATTACACGTACAACAACAAGAAGGACTTCGCCAACAGACTTCTTCGACGCGCTGCCGATCTCATCATCAAATACGGCCCGTCAACGAAGGAAGTGTTCGAGTACATTCCAAACGGCGCGAAGGTAGAAACCTTCTTGCGCCAAGGCGAGAAGCTGAAGAATGCACTCCTCTTCAACATCCAACTCGCGGGCGCAAAGAATAACAAAGTCCTCGACCGCAATACGTATACGCAACTCGCGGGCATGTATACGAATTACGCAACGCAAACGCTCGGACTTGTGCAGCAAATGCAAGATCCGATGTTGGCGCAAGAGTACACGAAGAAGGCGCTTTCTGGCGCAGACATCATCATGATGGAAATTCTGCGCGCTTTCGATGTCCCAAACCCTGACCGATTGGTTTTTAACTTTGACCAACTCAGATCACAAATCAGCGCCCCGCTTCCTCCAGCAATACCCGGCGGAGACATGGCCGCAACTCCAGACGCTCCTTCGATACCCGGAAGCAGTATCACTAACATCAATGCTCCGGGCGCTGGAATCCAAGCTGATAGCCTCATTGCGAACGGAGGCCTCTCCAACCCTAGTTTATCATTTGCAGGGTAAACTAGCTCTCATCGAAGAACTGCAAAACACTCTAACCGAAGCAAAAAATCATGAGCTACCAGAACGACGAAGCGCCGATGGACGACTCGACGATCTCCGAACACGACGAGAGCGCGTCTACTGAAACCGCAACAGAACATGTTGACATTCCAGTAGAAACAGCACAAGTTCCAAGCATAGACTACCAAGCACTGTATCGTGAGTCGCTGCAATACAATCGCAGCATCGAACAGAAACTTGATTCGCTGAACTCGCGAATGGATCAGAACGCGCCGAAGCCACAAGAGCGCGAACTGACGGACGATGATCTGGAAAGAATGGGGACCGTTCCCGTCATCAAGCAGTTGATTCAGAATACACTCCGTAAGGAACTTTCTGAATCAATGGGAGACTTCCAGCAGATCGGGCAAGAGTGGAAGCGCACGAAGCTCGTGGAGAATGCGGAGAATCAGTTCTTCCGTGCGAATCCACAACTCGGCCAGTATCGCGACCAGCTTGCACAAATCGTCCGCCCATCCGTCATGAACGGAAACAACATCTCGCCAGAGTCCTACGCGCAAGCCGCATACGCGACTGTCGGCGCAATGTTCATCAACAATTCCCTAAACGCACCCGCTTCCGTGTCCACTCCGACCCCCCCGCGTTCCGCTCCCGTTACGAATGGACGGACGCCCACCACACCTACTTCGGCTCCGCGCATTTCTGAACTCGAACGGCGCGGAATGCGAAACGTTGGAATGGACCCGAATAACGCATCGCAAGTGAAAGAGTTTCTTGACATGGTAAACAATGATGGTGGCGTGGAGATGAAGTAATGACAAATCCTACTCCCTCCACTACACCATCAGCCGAAGAAGTCAAGCAATTCAAGCGGCGTTTGTTCGAGACAGCAGATCGCTCGTATGTGAATGATCGCTTGAACGTCACCACGCTTCCCGAACATCTCTATGGAGAATGGATTGGGATTGATGACTTCTCGCAATTCCATGCGAAGCAGCAGGGCTTCATTGATGGATCTGAGTATCTATTGGAGCACAACAAGATGCACCAATCGTCAATCGGATCTTCCATCGGCGATGTAAAGTTCATGGTTATCCCTAAGTGGAAGCACACCGCAATGCAGGAAGTAACAGCATTGCAAAGCGCCAAGAAGTCAGGACTCGGCGGCGACGAACTCCGTGATCAGTATAATTCTTATGCTGAATCCATCGGACTCGGAATCACCTCCGACGAAAAGTCTTCTGCACGAAAAATCACAGGTCCAGAAATCCAAGCACAACTCAAGGGGTAACAGAAAATGGCTCTTCCCATTCGTTTCGCGTATACGGATAACGGCAGTGGACCGCCGACCAAGCACTATACGCTCGCTGCCTCGCAGACGCAGACCATCGGTTCTCCGATGAAGTTTGCTTCCGGCTTGCTCTCGCAAGCGGCAAACGCTGCTGCCACCGCCACGGGTCTTGTTGGCTTCGCCAACACCACGAACCAGTCCGCGTTCGGATTTGACTACGGCGACATTCCTGCGACTGAAGTTGTAACGGGCCGCGTGAATACGTGTGCCGTAACCACGGCGACTCGCGACACGACCTTCTACGGTCAGATTTCGACGGGCACTTCTGCCATCGTCGCTCCTGCTGTTACGGACATCGGCGTTGCGTACAGCCTCATCAAGCAATCGGACAACGTGTGGACGGTTGATCGCTCCAATACGAGCGATGTGTGCGTCGTCGTGACGGACATTGATCCTACGTTGTACGGAACTGGCGTTGTGTTCTTCAAGGTTCGTAACGCTTCGCTCTCCGCCCTCTAATATAACATAGGAATCCAACAATGAGCATGATCCAGCAGCATCGCGTTCTTGCGCGTCCCGGCTTGATGAAGGACTTCAAGGACAGCTACGAAAAGTTCGCGCTGACGTATCCGATGTACTTCAAGGTCGGAACGACGGACAAGCCGGAAGTTTTCGGCGTGACGCAAGCGGGTCCGAACCGTTTGCTTCAGGCTCGTGAAGGCGAGCCTGTAACGTACATGGAAGTCGTGACTGGCCCGAAGGTCGGCGCGGTTGATAAGACGTACAAGGGTGGTTACTTCATTACGAAGGAAGCCATTGATGACGACGGCTACGGCAAGTTGAACAAGGGCGCGTCGTGGCTCGCTGAGGCCGCGCAGTACACCAAGGAGTACACGTCCGCTGCGCTCATCGACGATGCGTTCACCGGAACGAACTTCAAGGGCATGGATGGTCTTGCGCTTCTCAGCACGGCACACACGCTGATTAACAGCACGTCCACCGTTGCGAACCGTCCGACGACGGCGCTGTCGCTTTCCGTCGCGGGCTTCACGGCCCTCATGGATCTGGCGCGCAAGTGCAAGAACGAGAATGGCGATCCGATGCTTGTGAATCCTGACATGCTCATGATCGCCAACGATCAGGGTCAGGTGAACAAGGCGTATCAGATTCTCGAAAGCTCGCTGGAGCCCTTCACGGCGAACAACCAAGACAATCCGATCCGCCGGAACTTCAAGCCGACGAAGATTGTCATCAACCCGTACATGACGAACCTGTTCCATTACTTCGTCGTGGATTCCAAGCTGAATGATCTCCAGTTGCTTGAGCGTGAGAAGATCACGATGAGCGATTGGTACGACGACGAGCGCGACATCTCGAAGGTTCGTGCGCGTGGCCGTTGGATTACGTGGTTCCGCGACTGGCGTGGCTGGTACGGCTCCAACGCGAGCGCATAATCATGGAACGGGTCACTTCATTCTCGTGGCTGAATCTTCGTGGGGATGACACCAGTTTCCTCACGAACAATGCAGCGGGCGGCATCGTTCATCGTTTCACTGCCAACAGCACGACGCTGTTGGTTGGTGACGCGGTGTTTCTCGTTGGCGTTGGGATTGTAGACAAGTCCGCTACCGCATCAAACTACGTTGGGTTCGTAGGTTATGTGGTTGGCGGAGATGCTAATGCGTGGCGCAAGCGCGATGCTGTCGGCACGACTGCCGCAACGTCGGGGCAAGGCGTCATGGTGCAAATCTCCGGTGTCGCTCGCGCCATCGTCGGCGCAACAGGCTTCGTCGCCGGAACGAATTTCAATGCAGTTCCTTCCGCCGCAACGGCGGGACGGATCATTCCTGGAACAACGGCAGATCAGCGCATTGGCGTGGCTCTTTCGACGCAAGCGACCGCTGGATCTGAAGTTCGGGTTCTCGTTAAGCACTTCTAAAAGACTCATGCGAATCCCACTAACTGTATCTTCGCGTCCGTCTGACGGAACGCAATTCCCCTCTGTACTTCTCCGTGCCGGAACGTGGTCGTTCTCCTCAAACATCGTCGATTCAGACGTTCGCGTGAACACGCCGACCGGCCAGCAAGATTTACAGGGGGAATTGCAGCTTACCGAAAAGACTGGCATTTCCCTCACCTGCATTACAGCAGGTAAAGAAACTTCGATCTCGGTATACGCATGTCTCTCTCCTTAGCGCAATTGCGTGAAGAGTTAAGGCGCTACACTGGAAAAAATGCAACACAACTTCCGAACGCCGATGCGGATTTGTTGTTGAATTTTTCTTGGTGGGCGCTTTCTTCACAACTACGATTCAATGAGCGGGAAACAGAAGCATCCTTTACGTGCGTGGCGGGAACAGAGTCTTACGCCATCCCCGCCGATCACTCCGCAATTCAGCGAGTCGTCATTCAGGGCATCGACGAAACGGATTGGCACGCGCTCGTAAAGATTGATGATTGGAATATGTTCGAGTTGAAGGATGACACAGAAACAGAGCGCCCGACGCATTACTCTCGGCGCGATGCACTCTTCATCCTCTGGCCGAATCCCGACGCGGCATACGATGTACGTGTAAAATACCTCCGCTCTCTTGCGGACATCGAAGCCTCTGGCCCCGACGCTCCACGCGAATGGCATGAAGTCATCCTCTGGGGCGCGATAGCCAGAGGCTTTTTTAGCGATGGTGATTGGGCACGAGGAAAGGAAGCGCAAGCGCAACAGATTATGTATCTCAATTCTCTCGATACCGAAGAGACAAAAGATCGCGAAGATCGTCCGATGTCAGGCGTGCGTATCCTTAAAAGGCGGTATCCGTGAATATTGATTTTGATGCGATCGTGAAAGTCGTAGAACTCGCGATCATTCCATACTGTACATGGGTCGTGAAAACGTTACTTGAGGTGCGCGGCGAATGCCGCTCCGTGAAGGAAGCACTTATCGGACTCGATGGAAAGAACGGCCTCCGTTCACGAGTCGAGAAAATCGAATACTGGATTATAGGAGCTACGAGGAAGGAACATGAATGATGAGACATACAAGTTTCTCCTCAAGGAGGAGGGAGGTTTCGTCAATGATCCTTCAGACAGTGGCGGCGCCACCAATCGCGGAATCACTCAAGCAACCTATGATGCCTACCGAATCGGGAAGCAAGTCCCAACTCGAACTGTTCGCTTCTGCACCATTGCCGAAACCAGAACTATCTACGACGGAATTTTTGCGAGCTCTTCCGCAAGCGCCCTTCCTGATGGATTATCTCTTATGCACTTTGACTTTGCAGCAAACGCAGGAAACCGTCAAGCTGCTAAGATCCTACAGCGGACACTCGAAGTAGCGGACGACGGCATCATTGGACCGAAGACGCTCGCGGCAGCGCGGTTCGTCAACACGAAAGATGCGATTATCAAATACGCTGAACTTCGACGCGGGTTCTATCGGATGCTCGCAGAAAAGCGACCGAAGGATATGAAGTTCTTGAAGGGCTGGCTCCTCCGCACCAATCGCGCCGAGCGCGCAGCACTCTCTCAGGCACAGACAGATGGCATACACAAACAATAATGGCGTAGATGAAGCCGTGCCGAATGGCGCTTCCGCCGCCGCATCATCCATCGACACGATCATTCAAGACGTGAAGAAGTCCGTGAACGAGCGGATGTTGGATCTGTTCGGCGTCACGTTCTCTTCCAGCACAGAACAACTCATCTCGAAATTGTCGGGTGCCGTGACATTTAACGGCACCGCGAAGCAAGCGAATCAAGCCGTGACGGCCCTCGGGAATATTACAGGTGCCGTCGCATTGGACTTCGATGTACGTGGAAACTACCTCACGGCAACACTCACAGGGAATGTGACGTTCTCTGTCTCCAATCTTCGCGTGGGTACAACGTATGTACTCTTTCTCGCACAGGATGCGACGGGCACGCGCACTATTACGTGGCCAGCCGGTGTTCGTTGGCCGGGCGGAACTGCGCCAACTTTCAATACGACGGCTTCGCGTGCATCTGTCGTCACGCTTACCCCGTACTCTGGTTCGATTGCTCTTGGTAGTCTTGCGGGGACTAACTACAATGTTTCCTAAGATCCTTGCGCCGAATCGCGGAAGCATTGGGACGTTCGGCGGATCGCTTGTCGTGGCGGAAGCATCGACGGGAAATATCTTCGTCACTGATTCTACTTCCACCACTAATCCAGACGCGGCGAATGTAGACGTATGGGAAGTGAATACAGGCAGCGGCTATTCTGTGCAGACGCTCGCGGCCATCCGCGCCACGGCGTATGTCGCTGGAACGGCAGTACGGAAGCGGATTTACAATTCGTACTTTGAAGTCTACTCCTCATACATCACGCAGACTGCGACGGCGTTGGATACGGGTGGCTTGTCCGTTCTTACGAATACGTTCAATACGCTAGGCGCTCCGGCGATTGTCTCCGTTACGCAACCTTCAAATGGCGTGGCGCGAGTCATCATCGCGGGCTCTGTTCCACAAGACCCGTATGAGTTCATTACGGATACTGTTATTAACATGGATCAACTCGCTTCTCCCTTCGCCACGTATAGCACGACGACAACGGGAAGTGGTTTTGTTGCATCGACTGATGTGAACAAGGATATGGCATTCACGATTTCTGGTCCGAGCGGAAGCTATAGTGGTGACATCGTGGCCTACGCGAGTCTTTATTATATCTACCCCGATGGACCGACTGTGACTGGACCACAGGGATCGAACTTCATCACTGGAACTCCTTACACGAAACCCTAATGGAATTCGACCGCAAAGTAGAAGATGCTCGCGATGCGGTCATGCCGCAGCAGCGAAATCAGAAGGGCGAAGGGCTCGAAGTAACGGAGCCCGTCAAGTTCTTATCATCTGTATCCTTCGCCGAACTTCCCGAAACGCCCGTCCTCTCCGCGCAGCCTGCCGCCGTATCCATTAGTCTCTTGAATACAGAGCGCGTGAAGTTCACGAACTCGGGCGCGGTAACGATCACCGAGTTCACGAAGGGGCAAGAAGGACAATTCGTAACGTTTCTCGGTGATGGCTTCACGACGATTCAAAACAATGCGCTTGTTAAAACGAATACTGCTGCGAATAAACTTCTCGCCTCCGCGCAAATCTATGGATTCGTATTCGTCGGTGGCGTGTGGGTAGAGCTTGCGGGCGCTGCATCTATAAGTGCAGGCGCGGGTTTACTTCTCACAGGATCGACGCTCTCGAATCTGTACGTCGGCAAGCACGTTACGATCGCCTCCACTACGAAAGCATTCACGCAAGTTACTTCCGCTGGATATGATCTCTTCGGTGGCGCATCCTTTCCGACGTTCGTTACCGTAGCGGACCTGACGGGAATGACACAGTATCGGCTCTCGGGATATGCTGGATCGCTCTCGACTGCCGCCTCGCTTCGACTCGCGTACTCCACGAATGGATCATCATGGACGCGAGTCGATGCCGTGACGCTGGGATCGTTCTCCTCCGACTCGCATCTCGTAACGGCGTTCGGCACGCTTCCCGCTGGCGCACGCATCGCAACATGTTACCTCTCGTTTTACATCCTGCAAACCACGGCGGGAAATGTAGGAAACGTTGATAACTTCTCCGCTGAGTTCAAGCCATGACGAGACAATTCCCTGCGCCTCCCGGCACCGCCGAACAGAAGTCAATCCTCGTCGAGTCGCGGTTGAATGGCGGAGAAAACGCCGATGTCGATGGCGCGGATCTTCCGAACTTTCAAGTAACGCTCGCACAGAACGCAGAAATCTATTCCGACAAGATCATGCGGCGTCCCGGCAAAGATATTCTGACGCCGACGAAGCCGAACAGTCTCCCCGTCCTGCTCTACACAGCGTTCAAGCGATTCGACGGTACGACGATCTACATTCGATTTACCAACAACGCAATCCATCGGAGAACGGGCGGAACGTGGACACAGATTACAACCGCATCCGCCTTCCTCATCACGAACAATACGCGCATC